CATGGCTTGGCTGCATTCCATCAGCAACACGGGCAAGACGGCTCACGGCATCAAGTACGATCTAGGCGAGAAAGTGCTGGCCGACGGTTCGAAGGTTAAACTCATCAAGCTCTTCTCTGGAGAGATGGACACCAATCTTATTGGGTCCCTCATCAACGGGAAGGCTCACCTCGATGCGTTGCCTGACGACTGGCGCTATCTAATGTTCGTGATGGGCGATGACAACCTGATCCTCGGCGATCGCCGGTCCTTCACGATCGAGATCGCTGACAACCTCAAGGCGCACCTAGAGCAGCTCGGCCTCAAGCCGACTCAGGGCGTCAGCATCAGGAGGTGCGATTGGGAATTCTGCAGCAAGCTGCTGTGGCACGCGACGGACCCCCAGACTGGGGGGACGCAGACGGTCTTTGGACCAAAGCCAGGTCGTTGGCTCCACCGCATCGGGTGGACCATCACCGACCCAAAGGCGATGAACTTCAGAGAGGCAATGTTGTCGTCGGCGCAAGACGTCAACCACGTACCCCTGCTTCGGGAATACGTGCGTAAGGGGATTGCCCTCTCAGCCGGAATGAAGCGACAGGGGAGCGACTGGTCAGAGATGAAACACGTCTCGAAAGCGTTCGACGGGCACCCCGCTAACTATGCCATGCTCTACGAGCGTTACTCGATCGGCGCCGAACAGGTTGCCGCATTCGAGAGCGCGATCGCGGGGCTGCGTGCATTGCGGGCTGTGTTGAATGTGGAGTGGCTCGAAGCCGCTGCCAAAAGGGACGAGGAGTAATCCGTCTAGTCTACCACGTTACGAAGTAGCCATCCATAAGCGCTCTTCGTCCAGAACCCACCCCTTGGGAGTTAAGTCAAAGATGGCAAAGAAAGGTAAGAAGCAAATGAAGTCGAAGAAGACGCGGGCGCCCCGACGCAGAGTCGCGGCGGCCCCCGGGATCCCCGTCTCAGCAACGGTTTCCCGCGGCATCCCGCGCAACCCAAGGCCCGCAAAGATGGGGCACGTCCACTCGGCGTGTAGCATCACGGACCCCTTTTGCATCCACGCGAAGGGGGCATCCCGCCCCGACGGCGGGCCACCCACGATCCCGTACCAGATCCGTGCGCTCATTCCGGTCCTCGCGAATGGCGTCACTGGCGGCTGTCGTTACACGTTCCTCCCCAACCCGTCCTTCGCCTACGTCACCGCGACGTACGCTGCGGGTAACTGGACGAACGCTGCGACGTACACCGACGCCGGTGGCAACGCCTTCCTGACCGCGAACGCCAAGGAGCTGCGCATCGTCTCGTGGGGGGTCGTCATCCGCTCGTCCCTCGCCGCGACCACGGCCAAGGGCCTCGTCATCCAGACGGTCGAACCCTCCCCCAACCCTAGCTCGGTCACGCCGGGCGGGTCCATGCAGGGAGAGG